AAATGGCCAGCGGCTGGTCGAGGCCGATGGCCGCGGACCGCTGGGTGTCCGAGCGCCAGGTCTTGCGTGGCTCGTCGCGGTAGAGCGGACCCGCCATGAACGGGAGCTCATCGGCGTAGAACCCGCAGCGGCCACGCTGCATGACGATCGCGTTGCCCGCGGGCACCTGGCGGGACACCAGCACGTCCAGGCCCAGGATCTTCTGGGGCAGGGTGCCGGTGTACTGCAGGTTCTCGCTGGCGATGTCGCCCACGTAGGGCGCGGCGAACGTCGAGCTCTGGATCAGCGTGTTCTTGGTCAGGTGGTTGATGATGAGGGTGTCGGCCTCGAACCCGAGCCACTGGGTCACGCCGGACGGGCTGACCACGTTGGCGTTCTCGACCAGGAACATCGCCTGGGCCAGGTCGGACCTGGTCGTGGCGCTCGCGCTGGCCCACGGGTTGGCCACCGCCAGTGTCTGGATGGACGAGTTGGCCACCACCGCCGAGTAGAAGGCGGTGTTCCAGGAGTACACCATGGTGTTCTTCACCTGGAGTAGCTGCCTGGTCACAGGGTCGATGGACTGCCTGCGCCGCATCTCGTCGGACACCATGACCGCCATGGCCCGCTCGTGGGTGAAGACCACCCGCGGGATGCCAATCGAGGTGGGCACAACCGGGACCTCGCCGAACTCCGGCCGGATCTCGGGGAAGTCGTCGGCGTACAGCGGCGTGCTCTCGCTGTAGCGGACCGCACCGGAAGGCGCGGCGCCACCCATCCGCAGGACCGAGTCCATGATGAACTCGTTCTGCGCGATGTCCAGGATCAGAGCCGGAATGACCAGCGGGTCCTTCAGCAGCTCATTGACGGTGATCCGCGGGGCATCGCTATACCCGCGTGCGCCTGTCGGCATCGGTCACTCCCTCTCAGAAGACCCGGGCCCGGCCCAGGAAGAACGTGGACGCGCCCCCGGCCCCCGCGCCCCCGCCGATCTGCTGAGTGCACATCGCGGCGGTGACGCCGCCGTTGACGGTGCACCTGGCCACGATCAGCGGCGGTGTGGTGGCGGCCCAGGAGGCGATGGCCGGCGCGGGGCCTACCGTGCCGAACGCCGAGTTGATCACCAGGAACTGGCCCGGCTGGACGTTCACGCTCGGGCCGTACCAGACGAGGATGTCCACCCCGCCGTAGTAGACCGAGGTGTAGTCGTCCAGCACGCTGATGTCGATCAGCGGCTCGCCGTAGGTGTTTGCGGCGCCGGTCTGCGTGGCGATCGGCGCGGCGTCCTTGCCCGCGACACCGAGCACCGAGCCCGGGTCGTTCGGCACGGTGGCCGAGTTAGTGGCCAGCTTGACCGTGAAGTCAGTGGTCCCCGCGGTCAGCGTGTTGGGGGAGACAAACTGGCCGCCGAAGACGAGGGTGGCCACCTGAAGGTTGGCCGGTCCCTGCTTGTAGTGCGGCAGGACTGCGGACATGCCCTGGTCCTCTCTCTGGGCTAGTTCGAGACGCCGAACGCCTCGCCGAGCTGGTCTCGGGCGACGGTTGTGGTGGTGTTGCGCGTGGTGCCGCCAGCCGTGGTCACCGCGGTGAGCTCAGCGCCTGAGAGCTCAACCACCTGCCCGGCCGTGAGGGTCTTGGCCACCTGTCCCCCGGTCGGGGGGACCGTGACCGTCTTGGTGATCACCACGCGCGACATGGTCAGATACCTGTCTGGCCCCGGTAGCGGGCCACCAGGTCGTCGCGGGAGCTGCGGGCCGCACTGGCGGCCTCGGGCTCGTCCATCGCGCTGCCCTCTTCCAGCGAGAGGTCGAGCATCTGCGCGGACCGGCCGAACTCGGACAGGACCGTGCGCATGACCTGCCCGGCGTCCACCGTGCCGCCGTTTGAGAGCTCAACCACATGCCCGGCGCCTTCCAGCAGCGGCCGGGCCAGGTCGGCGATGTAGGGCGGGATCCCGAACTCCTGGGCCAGCCGCCTGCGCTCGGCGGTGAACCGCTCTTCGTCCAGGTGCGCGTTGAGCACGCCGAGCTGGCGCTCGGTCTCGTCGGCCCGGTAGTTGGCCATCTCGATCGCCGCGGCGGTCTCCATGCTCATCCCCACCGGCTCCAGTTCGGGCTCGTCCAGCAGCCCCGCGGCGTCGAGCTCGGCCGCGGCGTTCAGCAGCTCTTCCAGCTCGGCGTCGGTGAGCTCGGTCTCGCCAGCCGGTGGCGCGGCAGGCGCCGGGGGCTGGGGCTGTGTTCCGGCAAGCAGCTCGGCGAGCCGGTCGTCCGGGATCTCCAGCAGCCTCGCCATCTTGGCCTGCTGCTCTGCTGTCAGCTCGGGCATGCCGTCGCCTCCGTTGCTGTCATCGGGGAACTGCTCCCCGGTGAGGTCGATCGTCAGGTCTGCGGTCATGGCGTTCTCGATCGCCTGCCAGGCGCCGAGCCCGGGGACACGCGGGTCGAGGGTGCCCAGCACGTGCTGGACGGCCGCGCGGTAGTGCTTGCCGTCCGACCGGGCGTAGTCCTCCACGATCCGGGCCGACACCCCGAGCCGCGGGTTGGTGCGCAGGATCTCGTCGCCCTTGGGCGAGGCGGCCAGGACCACATACAGGCCGTCATCGCGCGACTCCATGTCCACCACCTCGCCGCGGAACCGCTCCGGGTCATTGGTGTGGGTGTTGGCCGCGTCGGCGAGCTGGAACGGGACCTGGTCGTAGGCCCGCTGCCGGAAGTTGGAGGCCAGCTCATCGTTGTACTGGCGGGTGAAGTGCAGCATGCGGCCGCGGTAGGCGACGTCCCCCACGGGCAGGACCCGCTTGCGCCAGAGCTTCCCGTCCTGCCGGGCTGGCGCTGATGAGAACGGCGTCAGGACCGCGGTGGTCACGCGGCCTTCTTCCCGAACGTGCTGTTCTGGCTGTTGCGGGCGAACTGCAGGGCCCGCGCTGCAGGGAACCCCTTGGCCAGCAGCCGCTTGTAGATGGCGATGCCCTTGGGCGACAGGCCCGCCGGGCCCGAGCCGTCTGAGTTGTCCGAGGTGGAGCTGGACGTGGACCGGGGGCCGTCAGATGACCCGCCGGTCGGGGTGGCCAGGGTGGTCGCGGCGGGGACACCGTACTGGGCCATCAGCGGGGTCTGCTCGGGCGCCCGCGCGGCTGGCATCGCGGGGGTGGCTGGCCAGCGCTCCGGCCGGGTGGCCGAGGCGTTCCAGGTGCCCAGCAGCTCGGCCAGGGCGGCCCGCTGATGTGTGTGCGGGTGGAGCTGCGTCCCGCCGTCGATCACCGAGACCCATTTCCCGTTCTCGGTGCGCAGGACTTCGCCGATCGGCACAGCTCCCTGGCGGTGGCGCACAACGGCGCGGCCGCCCTGGCCACGCGACACCAGCACGTCCCAGGCATGCGTGACTGGTGTCCTCCGGGCCAGCGTGATGTCCCGCTGGCCGGTGTTGCTCAGCGCGCCAGCGGGCTTGCCTCCGCGGACACCTATCTGGCCGGGGTTCATTCCGGCAGCCGTGCTGGATACGTTGCCGGCCGGGGTGCGCAGCACCCCTGGCGCGCTGGCGTCTGAGGTGTCCGCGGTCCCGCCCGACACGGCAAACTTGGCGTCGTCGGCCTGGTAGCCGCAGCTCGGGCAGCGCATCTGGGCCATCTCCAGGGCCTCCATCGTGTTGGCGTGAGCCGATCCTTTGGCCGCCCAGGACTTGCCGAGCGCCTTGGACTTCCCGAACTTGGGTGCGGTCTTGCGCAGCAGCTTGGCCAGCGAGGCACGGCGGCCGGGGTCTTTCACGCGGCCGACCGCGTTACGGGCGTTTTCCCAGTCGCTGCCGTTGCGGATCGGGTACCCGGGCGGGGCTCCCGGGCTGGGTGGCGGCAGGGCATTGCCCTGCTTCAACGCAGCCTTCCGAGCACCCGCAGAAACTGCTGCCATTGCGCCTCAAGATGGCTTGGTTCTGCTGGCACGTGATCGTAGCTGTGGATCAGCCCCAGATCACGGAACCCCCTGGCCGCCGCTGTCATCGTCACGCTGCTCGATCGCGTGGTCGATGACCGCGGCCGCCACCTCCATGGCCTCGGCCGGGTCTTTGCCCGCCTCGATGAACCGCTGGGTCAGAATGTCCACCGCGAGCTGGCGGTCTTCCGCGCTGGGCGCGCTCACAGCCGCTTCTTCCACTCGAACAGGGACTCGATCACCCCGGGCCCGATGGCGCTGATCACTTCAGCGATGCCGGGGACACCGATCGCGCCCTCGACCAGGGCCAGGATCACCCCGCCGATCAGGGAGGTGATCACGGCCAGGGTCTTGGTCCGGGCCTTGGTCTTCTCCTGCTTCTCCTGCAGCTCGGCGATCTTGTGGTTGGCCCGCCGCACCGCCTGCATGAGCTCCTTGATCTGCTTGTCCTGGCGGGATTCGCGGGTCTCGTTTTCCTCGCGCAGGACCTTGCGGGTCTTGACGTCGTTCGTGGCCGCGGCGCGGATAGCCGCCTGCTCGGCGATCGAGCGGATGTCACCTTCGTGCGCCGCAGCCTGGTGGATGCCCGCCAGCCCGGCCCGGGCGGCAGCGTTGTCACCTATCCACCGGCCGTCCGGCCCGCGCAGCTCGTGCTTCCAGGCTGCCGCCGCGCCCATGGCCAGCTCGACCTGGGAAGTGATGGTTGAGGGCTCAACCTGCTCGGTAATTGACATCTCAACAAGCTGGTCTGTGATCATGTTCACCAGGGCGGTGGTGCCCGTCTCTGTCTCGATCCCGTGCGCCGAAGCGTACTGGCCCCACTTGTCCCAGGCGTTGCGGACCATGGCCTGGCGGCCTTTGCCCGCGCCCTTGCCGCCGTGGCCGACTGCCCCGGCCTCGTCTTCAGCGGCGTTGGCGGCCTGCTGGTGCAGCCAGGTGACGGCCTGCATCTGGTGCGGGGTGACCGGGGTGCCGCGGGCGGTGATCTCGGCCGCGGCCTTGCGGTAGGCGTCGGCCACGTGCTGGTAGTAGCGCTCATCACCGATCGGCGCGTTGTTCAGGTCCTTGCGGGTCAGCCGCTGGCCCACGGCCACGCTCAGCGCGTGCCGGTCGATGACCACGTGCCCGTGCTGCTCGGCCGGCCCGTCCCCGCCGTTGGTGATCAGGTGGGCGAACGCGTTGGTCTTGGGGGCTTTCAGCGCCTCATCGGGCCCGGCCCCGTCCAGGACCTTCTGCGCGGTGCGCTGCATCGCCCCGGTGATCATCCCGTCACCCGGCCCGAGCGCCCGGTTTTCCTTCAGCGCCCGGCTGGCGTTGTACATGTTGACCGGCCAGCTCGTCTGCGGCGAGTAGGTGGCCAGCATCGCGCCGCCCTTCTCGCTGTTGCCCCCGGCGATGTCCGAGGCCACATCCCGGGCGTCGGTGTACCAGCGCATGCCCTGGGCCTTCTCGCCGGGCGTGGACCGGTCGTAGGTGGTGACGATGTTGGCCGAGCTCACCGGGTGGGCCTGGAAGAACGGGTGATCGCCGGGGTTGTGGTAGGGCGAGCGCTCGCTGTACAGACGGGCCGGGTCGGGCAGCGTGTAGGGAGCTCCGCTGCGCGTCCACTGGCCGTGGCGGTCCCGCGGTTCCTCGGGGTTGAAACGCCAGCCGAGGTCAACCTGCTCGGTGATCGTCACAGCTTCGCTGCCTGAGCGGTCAACTGGTGGATCTGCTCACGGATCTGCACGATCCGCGCGTGGATCGCGGCCCGCTGGGCCTTCTGCC